GCTATAGTTCCGTCGCCAAGTTGGCCGCCGCTATTACTTCCCCAAGACCACAGTGTACTGTCTGCTTTAATAGCGCAGACATGAGCAGAGCTTGCCCTTGTAGAAACCTTAGACCAATTAGATAAAGAACCGATCTGTATGGGTGAGGACTTAAAAACTGTTGTGCCGTCGCCAAGTCTCCCTGTATTTCCGTTGCCCCACGACCAAAGCGTTCCATCCAGTTTTACGGCGACGGAGAAGTAAGCACCTGCGGCGATCTCGCTCCAATCATTTAGAGCCCCAACTTGAACAGGGGAGGATTTGTCTATTATGGTGCCGTCTCCAAGTGCTCCAGACGGGCTGTTATCCCCCCACGCATACAACTCATACAGCGGAATCCCCGTCCACGTCCCTGCGGCCACGGCCTGCAGTTGCTCCATCAAGCCCCATTTTGCGGAGAAATTCGGCATTTAGGTTACTCCGTAGAGGGCGGCGGTTTGAAGGCCACTTGCAGAGACCTGATACCAGCTCGTAAGGGCTCCGACTTGAACCGGGCTAGACTTAGAAACAACAGTGCCGTCGCCAAGTTGCCCACTGATGTTTTGTCCCCAACCCCAAAGCGTCGCATCGGATTTAATAGACGTCGTATGGTTGCGGCCGGATGAAACCTGCGCCCAGTTTGTAAGTGCCCCAACCTGAACAGGACTGGAGCGGGCAATGACAGTGCCGTCGCCGAGTTGTCCAGAACTATTAAGCCCCCAAGCCCAAAGCGTACCGTCAGATTTTACAGCCGCTGCATGGTAGCTTCCCGCTGAGACCCCAGCCCATCCCGTAAGTGCTCCGATTTGAACAGGGCTTGAGCGGTTAATAACCGTTCCATCGCCAAGGCGGCCGTTGGTATTATTGCCCCAAGACCAAAGCGTACCGTCAGTCTTAACGGCCGCTGTACTTGTCGCGCCTCCGGACACTTGGCTCCAGTTGGTTAGAGCACCAACCTGAACAGGGCTAGAGCGGGCAATGACCGTATTGTCTCCAAGCTGTCCAGTACTGTTGAGCCCCCAAGCCCAAAGCGTTCTGTCCGTTCGAGTGGCGGCACTATGCTGGCCGCCTCCAGACGACTGAGCCCAACTCGTAAGTGCTCCGACCTGAATAGGACTAGACTTGGAAACAATTGTTCCATCACCAAGGCGTCCATGAAGATTATTGCCCCAAGTCCAAAGCGTACCATCCGTCTTGATGGACGTTACGTGAGTTTCTCCAAGAGATAACTCATACCAGTTAGTAAGGGCTCCGACCTGTATGGGGCTGGAAACCTGTCCTGTTGTGTTGTTCCCGAGGCCGCCGTTCCCACCGTTTCCCCAAGCCCAAAAAGTGCCGTCTGTTTTCACTGCGGCACTAAACGTATCCCCAAGGGAAACTTGGCTCCAGTTCGTAAGCGCCCCAACTTGAACAGGGCTTGAACGATAAGCAACAGTTCCATCACCAAGCTGGCCATTACTGTTACGACCCCAAGTCTCTAGCTCCGCCCCAGCGTAAACCACATTCCCCGTATCAAATTCCGATACCCGCCCCGGCCCATAGATGTTGGAAGCCGCCGCGCGAACCTTAAACGTACCGCCGCCGGGGGAAATGCTAATCGGAGACGCCGACCCCGTCGCGCCGACGGATGCCCCGGTGCTTTCGTCGATGGCCGTGACCGTATAGCCCGTGACCGCGCTTCCGCCGGGGTTGGCGGGCGCGGTGAAGGCCACGGACATGGTTCCGATGTCGGTCGTGACAGACGTGATGGTCGGGGCGTCGGGGGCCTTCAGAAGGTCAAAGCCGCCGTTGACGTAGCCGCCTTGGGACGTAGCCATACTAGCCTCCTAAAGTCACGAAATTTCCTCATAGCTCACTACGACCTTCAGGTCGCTCGCGGAACCCGCAGTCGCACCAATCGACTTGTCTTCCTCGAGATAGATCGAGGTGTTCTTGTCGATGACCACGAGCGAGGCGTCCGCAGGAACCGAGACCGTACTCACGATCTGCGTGGCCGTGCCGCCGATGTTGTCCTCACTGTAGAGCGAGATCGTAATGTCGGCCGCGTTGGTACCGTCCACGTTCGAGATGATCAACGAGTTGATCTTGAAGACCTTGCCGCTCGCGGCGGTGTTTTCGACGACGAGCGTCGCGTTGGTTGTCGTCAAGTCGACTACGGCGGACTTGCCGTAGATCGCAGTGACGTTAACGATATTCGGGTTTGCCACAGCTTGTCTCCTTATCCGAACACGAGGGCCACGGCGATGGCCTTGCCCGTTGAAATTCCAGCACTGCCAAAACTCAAGTTTCCGGAACCGTCAGTCACAAGCGCCTGACCACTCGTTCCGTCTGCTGCAGGCAGCGTCAGCGTGTAGCTGGCAGAGACAGTGCCGGGGGCCTGAATCGCAACGTACTCTCCGCCCGTGGTGTCTTGAAGACGAAGGTCTCCTTGCGCCGTAATGTCCACCTGACCAGCAGTGACCGCAGTAAACGTCGGGCTATCTCCAGTTCCAAGCCCAAGATTCGTGCGCGCGGCAGATGCAGACGACGCCCCAGTACCGCCATCCGCGACAGCGAGGTCGGTGATCCCAGTAATCGAACCGCCCGTGATGTTGACACTCGACATGGCAAGGTCAGCGGTAAGGTCTACCACGGCAGCCCCTGCGCCAGCACCATCGCTGTACACAATTTTTGTGTCGCCATTGGCTACGGTGACGTTTCCGCCCGAGCCTTGCGTCAGAACCACGCTCTGTCCCGAGGAGTTCTTAACAACATACAAATGCTGTCCGTCATTGGGCGAGATGGTCACCGTGTTAGTGCCACTCGGGCTCCCACCAAAGACCAGAACCGCATACTGTCCATCAGACAACGTTGCATCAGTTGTCGTCAGTGTGTGTGTCGTTCCAGAAAGTGCAATTGCACCAACGCCGTTGGTCAAGCGGTCGATGATCTGCAGGTTGGTGTTTGTGGTCGAGCCCCAAGTGCCTGACTGTTCACCAGTGGCAATCAGCTCTATGCCTGTCTGAGTATATGAACTTGGCATTTTGGTTCCTTACGCCGCGATTTCAGTCCAGATAGTGCCGACTGAGGGTGTAATCTCAGTATAAACAGTTCCGGGGTCTGGGACAATCCTGCCCCACACTAGCACAGGTTTGACCAATCCTGTAGCTGAAACGCCAGTCACGAAGACATTGGCATCACAGATGGTGGTAACCTGACCAGCCTGTCCAGTCCCGCTAACACCAGTGACGCTGACGTTTGCGTCGCCAATAATAGTAACGCTTCCAACGCCGCCAGTCGCCTCAACCCCGGTAACACTTACCGAAACCGACTCCTGAACTCCTGCGGTTCCAACCTCACCAATTGCTTCAACGCCCGTGACGTTTACCGTAACACCAGCTCCCTCAGAAACGGTAACGTTGCCAACCTGCCCTGTTCCAAAGACGCCTGTGACCGAAACACTGGCATCCGCTTCAACAGTTACCGTTCCGACTTCACCCGTCCCGAATACGCCCGTAACGCTGACAGATATGTTTTCAGTTGTAGTAACTGCAACACTGCCGACTTCGCCCGTGGCAAAGCCAACAGCAACGCTGCCTTCGCCCCAAGCGAGTTCGCCGAACCCCGCTCGGCCCCAGCCGCTAAAGGGGACGACGACATCTGTCATGTCTTAGGCGATCCTGATAAGGGCGTTCGATGCGTCTGCCGTTGGGAAGACAACAGTGAAGTCCCCAGCCGTTGAGGTTTTATCAGACCCAAAGTCCAAAACAACAACAGCAGGATCACCAGCAGCAGAGTCATTGTAGATCAACGCGCCGCGAGCCGTGATGGTGGCCGAGGTAAATGTTAGATCGTTGAAGTCAGCAAACCCTGTCGTTCCACTGGTAGTCGGAGTGACATTTGTCAAAGCACCACCACCTGCCGAATACGACCCAGAAGCACTCACTTCGTTTGAGGAAGTGTATGCTGTCGTTGCAGCCGTGAATGAGGCACTGTTGGTGTATAGCGCGAGCTTAAAAGTGTTGCCCGTGCCGTTAGTAAAGTTGTGCACTCCCTGCAGGACTTCCTGCTTGAAGGACGTAGCCATAAAGTTGCCAGTGAAGGCCATGTCAGAGTCTCCTTATGAGTTCGGCCAGTTCTGGATGGCCAGCATCGATCAGCGCATTATACACAGTTGTGCGGTCGCTGCGAATAGCCTGCCGCATATAGCTCGCCACAAGCGTTTCAATGTGGCTTTGAAATGCGCGAGCCTGATCTCGAATCCCCGGATGCGCGCTATCGGAGACAGACACAATTCGATTCACGCACTGCTCCGCCAATTCTTCTGGCGTGAAGCCACGGTTGTGAGTTGTCTTCACCAAGACAACAGGCTCATCGCGTGGAATGCTTAGCTTGACCTCAAACATTACATGTTGATCCTTGGCTCACCGTCACGGTAGCTGTCGCGCTTCAGGCGTCCTTCGCCAAGGGTCACAAGGCGGCGAAGTGCATTGTCGTATGATTGCTGGTAGGCAGCCATGACATCCTGCTCACCTTTCATGAAGATGTAAGCATTGATCAAGCTTCCATACAGCAAGACCTCTTCTGCATTGGTGCCAAGCCAAGATGTGCCGGAATCAACAATCGACGGCGGATCAAAGTAGTAGTGAAGCTCAACGCTATAGCTGGCGTTCGGAGTCGGCCCAAGGATAAAGTGACCCGGCGAGTTTGTTGACTGCACATCGCCGTCAAACTCTGCGTAGTACTTTGGCAAGCCAGTAGTCGATATGGATGGATAAGCTTCTCGAATGAAGTTCACGTCTTTATCAAGAAGGAACGTGTAGTTCCCATCTCCATCAATCACAGCAAGGGAAAACGGAGATAGAAAGTCAGAGGGCCGAGCCAAGAAACGATTTGATGCCGTCATGTTTGCGGTGACGTTCTTGCGAAGCTCTGGGATCATTACCGTGCGGTAGATTCTTTCCTCAGCCTGACGCACAAACGTAGGGATATTGGACACGAAGGTTGTCTCCGTGTTCTCCGTGTAATCCTCAATCGCTTCTACTAGCTCAGAATAGTTCATTTGAACTTACCCCATACGGTACTGGCCACCCTTGGAGGCAGCGCCCATGCCACGGCACTTTCCGCCCATTTCCATCTTCTTGACTTTGCCACCCATGGCCATCTTGCCAACGCCGTCAGCAGCAAAGGCCGGGACTTTCTTCCCGTCCTTTTCAACCATCTTCATACCGCCGCCTTCTTTCATCCCCATGGGCTTCATGTAGCCGCCGCCCATCATCTTCTTCATGTCTTTTTTCATGTCATGCTCCATTGGTGGTGTTGACGGTCACGGTTCCAACAGACCCTACCATATACTGTGCTGGATTCCCAACCGGATTCCAACCCCATAGCTGCCTGCTGGCATCCTGAGATGTATCTGGCCTTGGGTTCATCAGAGATTGTGGATCATTGATCTTCACGCGCCCAAGAAAGTTTTGGGGCTGATCTGGATCAACGACATCTCGCCCAACTCGAAAACCAGTCTTTGTTCCGTTGTTGTACTCCCAAACAAGATCACTAAGCGGATAGCGAAACCCGGTCTTGTCGCAGAAGCCAAACGCATATTTTCCTTTAGCGTAAGACATTAGCCACCCATCATGTAAGAGCTGAACGGCACAAACCTTACAGATGCACGCTCTTCATCCTCGCCGGATGCCAGATTAAACTGGAACTCATATTCCTGCTTGAGTGCAGTAACGCGGTTCGCGGCTTCTGGCTTCTTCATGGCGATGTAATAAGCAAGACCAGACACAAGAGCAGGAACGAACCGAGGCGGCACAGAACTGGTAGATGATCCAATACCAGACGATAGACCATCAATCCCCTTCAGGCGATAGTACACCAAGGTGTATGGCGTTGTAGCGTCGGGGACTGGCCACAGCGTTACCTTCGTTTCAGTGGACAGCCTTTGCACATAAATCTGAGTTGGCCGTCCCTGCGTGTTCTTGTTGGTCTGCTGGGCATAAGTGGACACGCTAATACGCTCAAGCGCCGTGTCGGTCTGACTTGTGCCAGTTCCTGTACGAAGCTGATGCTCTAAAAGGTCAATGGTATCAGATGGCATTGTGTAGGTTGCAGTGCCTG